AATACTCTTGTGCCGCCGATCAATCGTTCGCCATAAATGATGGGGATTGGCTGATCGTTTGCTTGTTTGTTGACCAAGAACCCTTGTTGCTGATTACCAAAATCAGGCAGTTCAGGTATTTCGACAAACCATGAGATAACATCGCCGACAAGATCAAGAGCAAAATCGACAGTATCTTTGACTGCTCCAAGAGGATTATTGAATAGCTTCTTAAAAAAGCCCACTACGCTTTACCCCACTTTAAGTCCTTGACGGAATTGGCTGAAAACTCAAATCCCAAGTCGGCTGAATAAAGCTCTCGCTGTGATGATGAATTAGTTCTTCTGCCACCCTTTTTCTCAAAGTCAGCCCAATGACTATCAGCAGTCAGAGTGATTACTGAGTTATCGCCCTCCCGAAAACTGAAGCTGGATAACAAGCCTTTGAACAGAAGGATTGGTGCGCCTATAATTTCGTATGATGTATTTGTCGCGCAGAGGTAATAAAAAACGTCGCCGTTATTCCAGTTTTGAGTAAGCAAATCACTTGCAAATGAACCTGTGGCGTTACTTAGAGTAATGTTAAATTGCTGATTCTGTAATGTTCCACTTTGCCCAGAAGCACTTATGTCCACCAAAAGCTCTGAGGATTCATAAGTCTCGCCATCATAAACCACATCAATAGGGTTGCTGGTGTAATACCGTACCGTAGGAGTGTCCGTATCCACTTCGATACTAATTAAATGTGCAATCCCTGTGCTGTTAGACTGAAGTGCGGGTAATGTAGAGGCATTGATCGTTCTTGCCATTATAAAGACTCAATAAAATCGACTTCGATATTGTACTGGTTATTAGCATTTACCTCATAAGATTGAATGTCATTTGCCAGACGAACTTTGAGCGTCACGTTGTTGTATGTGAGAGCGGCATTGTCGGCAACATTGGCAACGAGCGCAGGATAGATCGTCAATGTACCATTCCCAATCAAATCATCGGTAACCATGTAAACCTTGTTATGCCCTGCAAACTTAACTAAGTCTCCTCTGAGCAAACTCTCTCCAGTCAACCCATCAACAGCAACCGTACCATCCCCTGCTGTATGCGCCCCGTTGACTAGAACACTGCCAGACGCAGTGCCGCGAGTGGAGCCAATTTCTGTCGGCTGTATATCAAACTCGCCAAATCTTCCGCCCTGAGAGATGATGTATGCGCTGACAATACCAGCTTCAGCCTTTGTTAGACGGTCATAGCTAGCAGTAAACTCCCAGCGTTGCGCTCCGATTGCACGAGCTTTGATCTTGCCGTTAATCGACTCTGATGTGGTGACAAAGTTATTCGACCTGAAATTGATCGACTGAAACTCTGGATCAGTTGGGTAAGTCATACAAGTGCCTTCCTACCGCGATTATTCATTGCTTGGTTAATCATACCAATAATCATGCCTCGACGCGCCTGAAGCAACTGGTCAAAGCCTGACGCATCTGTTGCCGTGATATTGAATGACACACTGACGTTTTGATTATTTGTCTGAGATGGAGCTGACAACTTATCGTTAGGTATAATCCTGCCGTTGGAACCCATAGTCAGAACTTCTGGCCCACGCTCACCGACAACATAAGATTCGCCGCCTCTAACTTGACCACCTAATGCACGTCCTGCCAGTGATTGAGTTGCGTATGAAGCACCTGCCGCAATAATGGTTGCCGCCGCCGCAAAGCCAAGTACAGGGCCAATGAATGGGATAGCTGATAATGATTTTTGAGCCGCCATTGCCGCCGCAAACGAGTCAGAGATGATTTTGGAGGCATTCTGACGCTTCTCTTCGTTTAATAAATTAACGCCAAGCCTAAATGCCGCCTTTTGCTTCTCTGTTTTCCCTTTAAGCAACTTGCCTTCAAATCCAAGCAAGGCATTAGTGACGTTTTCACGAGCAAGGATAGCTTCTTGATCTGCTATCTCCTGCTCTTCTTTTTCTTTGCGCCTTCTTTCATTAGCGGCTTCTTGTATCCTTTCAAATTCGTTTTTACGGCGTTCAGCCATGAATTTTGCAAAGTTTTCTTCTTGTTCTGCCTTACGCTCGGCCTCTTTTTCTTCTTCTTCTATGCGCTTTTCTCTAGCTTCTACTATGATTTGAAACTGAGTTTCATTATTCCTTCGTAAAATATCTTGTGCTTTTTTGTCTTCCGCTTTCTTTCTTTTTTGCCTTTCGTTAGCTTCGCGCTCTTCTTCTTTCTCATTTTTCTTGCGAGCATTTTCTTCTCGCTTTTGCCTTTCAGCCCGATTTTTTGCTAGACGCTTTTCACGATCCTCTTCGTTTTTCTGAAGCTGTTGCTTGCGCTGTAATGCTTCCAGCTCTTCAGTATCAAGACCTAGTTTTTTGAACTTCTCAGCGTTATATGCAATGAGTGCCAATTCACCCATGCCATAAGTAGCAACTTCTTCTTTTAGTTTTTCGACCAACTTGTCGAGATTTTCTCTCATCTCTACAAGTAGTTTATCCTCATCTGATTGGAACCCAAGCAATGACTCCAGCGAATCTTGGACGCCCTTCAGAGATAACTGCTCTTCTTGTAATTCTTTGTTTAGCTCAACAATTTCTTCGCGATTAGACCTTGTTGAGTTAGTGAAAAACTCTTGAGTCACCAACCCTTGATCCATGCGATTCTGTAAGTCAGCAATTACGGCCTCTTCTTCGGCAATCGCCTTAGTCAGATCGGCTGTTTCTTTAATTAAATCTGATTCTTGATCTTGTAGCTCTTTGAGCTTTTCTGCAAAAACTAAAGGAAAGTCTTTCTGAAGGTTTATCCCAAGATCATTGGCTTTCTTGATTAAGTCCTCAATCGACTCTCCAGCATCAAACAAACTCTTAATAAATGGGCCAGCGATTAAAGCACTGAACGCTATGATTGCACCAAAAACAGCGCCGGTTGGCCCAAAGATAGACGCAATCTGCGGCCCCTGTTGAGCCAAGATTCGTATTCCGTCTGTTCCTGATTGAGCCTGAACAGCAATATCTTGTAATTGAACCGATAATTGGCCGGTAGTATTTGTAAGAGCTGAAGTTGAACCACGGAATCCCTTGAATGCACCAAAGAATCGTTTGAATCCAGTTTCAGAGCCTTTTGCCGCATCTTCCGTTTCTTTTGCGGCCTTTTTTATCTTTTTAAGCTCGCGTTCAGCTACATCTGTGCCTACGGCTTTGATTGCGATGATTAGCTGTTCTACGTTCGTTGCCATACCTAACCCTTATGCCTTGCAAGCTCCATGATAGCTTTTACTTCCCACGAGTCTAAAACTTCGCCCGTGAGCCTCGCATAGCTTTCTAACTCAGGCCATGTATGTTCTTTGAGAGATACATACGCCCTCCAGCAGTCTTGATGCTCCCATGATAATTGAGGAGCATTTTGTAGTTCTGGCGGCGTGACCCCGCGAGACTTTTCAACTTGCTTCAGGGAATCGTATCGACTAATTGATGATCCTTCTGGGTAGCTGTTCATGTAATAACACCACTTCCCATACGTCACAAAATCATCTATCAGCCTTTGATAAAATTTTCCCTGTTCAGCAAAAAGGTGAATATTTGATTAACTACGTTTGGCGAGTTTTCACACAGCCAAAGCGCATTTTCCTCACTATAAGGAAAGGGCTTATTGCCCTTGTTCAAATTACGCCAATCTGTAATCACTTTTGCTACCGCTGGAGCCAAGTTTTCAAACTCAAACAAATCAAAGTCTTCATCTTGCCCCATCGACTTTCGGCGCAACTCCTTTTGAGCGTCACGCCAAGCCTTAGAATCCAAACCTTTGACAACGAAGATAACCTCTTCTTTCTCTCCAGTTTCCGTGTTTACGAGCTGAAACTCAGTCCCAGCTTCGTGCTGTTCAACTGTTGCCAGTTGGTTAATGTCCATAAAACCCCCTAGGTTTTATTGTTTCTAAATTATGCCGGTGTGCGAGTAATGACGAGCTGTGAAGCGTCTCCAGAACTGTACAAAGCAACAAAGTCCATACTCACTGTAACCGCACCTTCCCCTGAAACGTCCGGCTGTCCTGAGTTAAACTTGACTCGCGTCAAATCAATGATGTAGTCATTCCCTGCTGTATCTGTCAGTGTGCATACAATGTCAGATTCAGTTTCATTTAAGAACTTCTCATACAGTGTCTTGCTGTCAAAATAAGTGGTTAATGAACCAGTGACGCGAGACTTACCAATCGAAGGGCGATTAGTTGTGTCAGCACCTACTGAGAATAGAGGCTCCAGACCATTCTCAACCGTAATCTCCAAAGATGTTACCGTAGCAATAGACGAACCATTCTCATTGATCGACCCAGTAAATGAGTCAAATGGTGTGTTCCCAATATCAGCAGAATAGGTTGATGAAGCAACTTCAGCAGTAGCAAGTGCTAAATCCTGACCTACAACTCCGAAAGTAGTGCTAACCATAGCATTTGGGCTGATCGACATACTCATTGTGTTGAACTCACAACCTGTATAACGATGAAACTCTGGAGTTGCCAAATCTGCGAACTTACGCTCAAGGGTGAAAGA